CCACTGATATTAAGTAGAATTGGTCGGAATCGGGTCTATTAATTGCGTGCGTTTCTGGATTCTTTATTTTTCTATATTTGCTTAATTTCTCATATGAGAACCAAGCATCTTCACTAGAACCTTGCCACAAAGATAAATACTCTGTAGCAAATGATTCTGCATTATAAGATGGACTCATTTTTAATTTATTAATATACTGCTTATCAATAAGTCCATGCATGGCAGGTAAACGCCAATCACATCCAAACATAAATGCATGGTCTGGGTCAATAATTGCGTTCTCAAAAGTATCTATTAAACGGTCATATGCAAAGGAAGTTTTACTTCCCGCAGATGTTGTAGCGATAATCTGTTGATTTGGTTCATAGTCATTAACTGTATTATTTGGTAAACGACGAGATACGTTTACGAGCGGAATTACTACAGAGTTAATCATCTCTTCATCACCATCTCGTATCTCATCAATCATTCCACCGTGCCGGCGCCCTCCACGTGCAGCATCTCCGGCAAGCACTACGTCAAACACAGAACCATTACGAAATTTAAGAGTTACATAATCCTTTCCGAAATTACCAGGATAGTCACTTAATTCCCAACCAATAATTTCTTTTTTAAGCAAAGGCCAATGGTCATAAATTTCATAAATCTTTTCTTTTGTAATTTGTGCAGCCTGTTGTTTAGTATTCGCAGTCATGAATACCTTTCGACCAGGAATGAATACGCATTGTAAGAAAAGAGCTAGAATAGTAATAAACGATTTTGAAAACGCACGTGGCGCCGTTATGAATACGTCTTTGAAACGCATGAGGGCGCGCAGTGTAAATCGCTGGTAGAAAAAGAGACTAAACTCAGAATCGGCTGGACGTATTATATCTAAATAGTAATCTGGATAAGCAGTAAATAAGTTAACCCATTTACATAGGTCCTCATAGTTCCTTTCCAGATACTCATTAGTAATAACCGCCCCTTTCTCTAATTCTATACCCTCGCGCTCTGCTCGTTCAACGAATTCATCGGCCATTAATTCTTGACGCTTACTTAATATAACCTTCTTTCGTTTTTCTTGCATTACTCACCTCCATTGAGGTCAGCTGTAAATTCTTCATCTTTAAAGAGTTGCTCAAACCCTTCATTTTCATAGTTGTCATAATCGTCAACTCCAGGGTCTACATCATAATACGATTCAAGCTCGGCCGCAGTCTTCAAAGCTTGTATACGTTGGGTAATTTCATCGCCAATACCAGATTCATTTGTATATAGGCGTTGGTTCCAAGATTGAATATTCTTTATCGTCTCATCAACGACATCGCGCGTTTCTCCATCGTAGAATCTATTAACAAATCCTCGTTTTTCAAGCCAACGGCATAACTCACCCATTGATTCAAAGTCACTTGCGTTTTTAACGTTTTTCGGAGTAAATTCTCCCGTCTTTACAAGCTTATCATAGGAGGCTAGAAGTTTATCGAAGTCGGCGCCCTCTCGAATTCTACAGTCAATCTCATAAGAAATCTTACAAATCTTAAGAGCTTGGTCACCTTGTAGCGCGCCATTGATATTCTGAGTCAAAAGCAATCCATCATAAAGGTTTTCCAAATAATTTAAAGCCTCTTCATCATAGTTTGCACCCCATTTTTCCTCAAGTCTTCTTCTCTCTTCGTCAGCCAATCCTGGCACAACATCAGCTAGGGCGCCACGTTCTTCCAACTCCTTATATGCTTCTTCATAACTTGTCCAATCAACCCCCTCATACTCATCATTCATAAACTGAATAGAATAAGCTTGAAGTAGGCTGGCCGCCGTATTCGTCTTACGTAACTCTTCAAATCTCTTTATATCAAAAGGCATATCTACATATTGACAAATCTTATCCATAACTTCCCAAGATTCATCAACTTCTAGCCTCTTCCCCAAACATTCATTACAAACATGTACATATCCATCTGGAAACATAAATGATTTGGTAGGTAAGAAATCCATTGAACTTCTATACCTACCACAACATTCACATTTAATTTCCTTTATATCTATATCAAATACAGGTTTTAAAGGCATTTTACTTTTCTCCCTTTGTCGCAGCCTTTAAGAGTTTCTTTAAATTTCTTCTTTGAGTTCGATTGAGTGTGAGTAACTTATCCACTACATCCTTAATCATGTCTTCTGCCTTACGTGGTGTTTTTCTCAGGTTCGGCTCATCGGTTGGCTGTACTTGGCGCGCGGTCGATTCATCCTCTAATACAACCAATCCTTCATCCGATGGCACCGGCGCACTCAGCATACCAACTTGTTCAATCGCCCTCTTCTCATCATCTAAATCATCCACATAAATCTCAACCCCAAGAATTTTGCAAACTCCCACAAACTCTTCTGGCTTTAACTTATTAATCATATAAATAAGCTCCACTATATTTTTTGGAGCCTTCTTATTTTCATCTACCACAATATACCTCCTGGTCTATGTTCTGCTTCTTCCTTTCTTTTCACATCTCTTACATTTATTTTGAAAACCGTCTTTACTTCTTGACTTCTTAACCCAATTTCTTCCATCAAGTAATAAAATCCTCCCACATTCAGGACATCTTTTAAAATTCTCTGGAAAAAAACAATTCTCCACAGTTTCTCTATGAAGTTCAGCCGCTTCATTAATTTTGACAATAATCTTTTGACGGAAAATGGTACTGATATAATTCGCCGTATAGGACTTTCCATATTTCCGGTTAATGTAGTCGGCAATGTCTTGGTTTTTTGTTTTCTTTTCCTTAAGTCGTAAAATTTCTATTTGTAAGTCGGTTAAATCTGCGAGTTGTTCGTAAAAGTCAAGCGTATCGAGTAAACTTTGTTGGTTTGGCTCAACTTTATTTGAAAGTCTATCGCGTTCAATTTGGTCGAGTAAATCAATTTTAAATAAGTAAAGCTGATAAACGGCTTCTAAATTGCGGAAGTCGAAAGCTTTGGACGGATCAACTTCTTTTTTCGACCAAACTAAATTACTGATGGAACGTAGTTGTTGTTCGTTGTAGGCGCCGGGGTCAAGGTTTAGTTGAAAAATTAACTTGCCTACCGGTTCATCAATAAGTCCAAGTGGTAAAACGGGAACGTCACAATCGAAAACGGTTGAACTCGTATGTGGTGAAAATAAACTTTGCGCGAGGTTAAAAGTAGACTGGTAAGAGTCCCTAATCGTAAATTGCTCACGGCGCAGGTCAACGAGTTGGTGTCTACGTTTTAAATAGGTAAATTGATTAAGTTTTTGGCTCCGCGCACGTATAAGTTCAATTTCTTCATCGGTGAAGCGCTTCAGTAGCTCGTTTCTAGGCGGTTTATCTCTTTTCCCAATGCGTTCTTCGTAAAAGTTAATTTCAAGGTCAACCTCATCAATAAGGCGCCAAAGGTTTTCGAAAGTTGAAAGCAAATAGGTCGGTGCCTCTTTACGTGTTTTTGCGCGGTCGAAAACTTGGCGCGGCTTCCGATAGACCGTTGCATTGTTGAGGTCCTTTACTACAATGTGTGAGGCGCCGGGTTGTTCGAGAACGGCATCGAGAGAGTCGGGCGTGTTTTCTTCACGGCTCCATTTGGTTTCTAAGTTGAGGTCACAACCTACGGCTTTGCCTTTGTCGTCTTTGCCCCAAAGTAAGTAATTAGCTATCGTTTCAGCTTCCGAGTTAGTTAAGTCTGGAAACTGCACAATGTATGTATCTATGAATTGAGCTCGCTCCGATGCGGATTCGAGCGTAAAGTCTAATTTTAATCGGTTCATCCTTTGTACCTCCATTTTAATTATATCATATGAGATGGAGAGGGGTCAAATTTCGGAAATGGATTTTTGATTTCGTGGGGAAAATGTTGCAGGCCCCACAACACGGGGTCGGGCGTTTCCTCGCTGAGACCGAAATACACCCGGGAGTACACTGCCTCAGGCGTTGCTTCGCTGACCAAGTGGTTAGTCAAAAGTTTTCCACAGGTGGGTGTGGATATTTTCTGAGTTTTCCACATGTGGATAAGTAGGGTCCCCTTTTGTAAAAACTAATCAATTCATTTTATAGGTAGGTACTTTTTTAATGTGGTGTCTGTTTGAAATAAATACCCGCCCACACGGCAAAATTTTAGCGTGTGAGCGGTTTTATTTGTGTTATGGTATAAGAGACCACAACAATAAAAAAGACCGCTTATGCGGTCTTATTTGCCTTTAAAAGGTTATTCATTGTAGTCTCTGTAGTTACTGTAGCGTTCCAGAGTTTAACTTGTATATGTTCGCCGTTCAGAACCACGTCGCCACATTCTGTGCATTTTGCGTTCTTGCTTGTGTTCTGAGTCGCACCCGTTATAAATGCGAACATATCCTCTGCATAGTTTCCACGGTTTCCAAAATATCCGTTTTCTTTTGCTGTTCTGTATTCGTTTTCGAATTCAACGACCGAGCACATTGTAATTGTTTCGCGTGCGTATTCTTTAATGATTGAAAATGCAGTGTTGCTATTCCACATCCTTATGCCGAACACTCCGCCGTGCGACTTGCTATTGCGTTCACATATGGTTACAAGTGGTAACACGTCGTCGGCGTTCTCAACTATGCAAGCCTTAACGAGTCCACTGTCGCGAATGATAAATGCGTATGTATGTGTATACTCAATGGCGAACAGTGTGTTAAGTATAGTGTTCTTAATCTCAAGGTTCATTGCTGTGCGTGTCATGTCTTTGCTCCTATCTGCCTTGCCAGGCGGTTCGTGTGGTGTTCCTTACAGTTATTATTATACTCATTCAGAACGTAAATGCAATACCTTTTTTAAAACTAATTAAATTTATTTTGAATCAATCCGGTGAGTCCGGTGAGTCCGGTGAGTCCATAGGGTGTAAGGTGTAGGGTGTAGGGTGTAGGGTGTTTTAACTACTTCAATATTAATATTAATTAATATAGTAAAATAGATAATTTTATTTAACATTCTGCAGGGTCTTCTGGAGGGTCTGGAGGGTCTGGAGGGTCTGGAGGGTCTGGAGGGTCTGGAGGGTCTGGAGGGTCTGGAGGGTCTGGAGGGTCTGGAGGGTGGAAACGTACACGTATTATGTATTCAAATAAGAACAAAATTAATACTTGACACACTATTAATACTCATGCTATAATGAAGTGGAACCATTTTTAAATTGTATACAATCGCACAGATCGTATACATATTATGTATCATAATAAAAACATAATTACCTATTGACAAAACACTATATTATATATATAATTGGGGTGGGAGCGGAAGTGAACCCTTCTCACTTTAACACGTTAAAGTATTAAAGTCCCTCTGCATAAGATTGTTAATAATTTATTAACAGTTAGTTAAGTTGAACTAACTTAGTTAGAGAGGTACAATTTAGTTAGAATAAACTAACTATTTGAGGATCCACCGGAGTTAGAGAAGACTAACTGAGTTGTATCTCTTTAACTATCTTATAGACAGAACAATAAATTAAACGCGTTTAAATTAAACGCGTTTAAGATTATAATCTTGCACGTCAAAGAATACACAATAAATACAAGGAAATACAAGATTTATGAGGTCGATATTATACGCAGTTTTAGCACTCACCAATTAAGAGTGCTAATAAAAAATAGGGTAAAAAAGTCCGTTTTTGTGTATACGCACAAAAAACGGACTTTTTTAGACTTCGGATCGGCAAAACCGGGCGTAAAATTTGTTTAAAAAAACAAAAAAAAGTTCTTGACAGGTATAGGGTGTCGGGTGTACAATGTAGGTACAGTAAAGGAAGGGAGATCAAGACCATGACTAAGAATGAAATGAAAAAACACTTAATCGACTTTTACATCTCACGCGCGTACACTCACCTGTACATCCTCGGCTTCTTCGCTGACGGAGCAGTATGGCGTGTAGTCGTGACAGCTGACGAGCTTGATTTTGTAACTAAGCTCGATAAAGCAAGCCGCGGAGCGGGCTACAGCCTGAGATTCAAACCAAACAAGGCTCAGAAAAATTACCTCAAGAGCCTCGGCGCTGAAATCCTCTGTTCAGAAAAGTTCTTCAGAGAGCTCAAAGAAATGAGCAAATACAATCTCGGAGAACTGTTCGAGAAACTCGAAACTGAAAGAGTTGGACAGACTTGGGTAAAGGACAACGTACCATTCACAGAGGACGGAGACCTCACAGTTGACGGAGTTGCTTATCAGCTCAAGTTTGAAAAGGCAACATTCATCACCGAAGCACAGATGATGAGAATGGAGAGGGCTTAAGCCCTCTCCGACCGGAGACAAAGAAGAACAAAGAAGTACAAGATAGGTATTGACAAGCTAAGCTATAAAGAGTATAATATAGACAAGCTAAGAGATTGAAAGGAGATAGAACAATGAAGGTATATGTAGTATATTTTATAAATTGGGAAGGTGAATGGGAAGAAGAAGTTTTTAATAATAAAATAGAAGCAGAAAAATATATAGAACAGTGGGAAGTTAACTTAAATGATATGGACGAAGCATATGAAATAAGAGAAGAAGAAAGATAAGCCGAAAGGCTTATTTTTTACCCTCTTCATCGAACAAATGTTCGCTGAAGATTTCGAACCGGGCGCCGTCGCTTGTTAAAAAATTAACACGATTGTACTCAAACAAATACAAGATACCTCTTGACTTTTCCCTCTGCATAGACTATAATCATTATAGAAAGAGAGGTAAAGAACAATGACAAAGGCAATCTACTTCGATATGGACGGAACAATCGCTAATCTCTACGGAGTTAATGGTTGGTTGGATATGATTATCAACAATGACGAAACACCATACAAGAACGCAGAACCGATGGTTAGAATGAATGTTCTCGCAAGAGTTCTGAACAATCTGATTAGAAAAGGTTGGACAGTTGGAATAGTAAGTTGGTTAGCAAAAAACTCAAATACAGAATACGATGAAAAGGTAACTAAAGCCAAAATAGAATGGCTTAAAACTCATCTGAAATCTGTAGACTTCGCAGAAATCCATATTGTACCATATGGAACACCAAAAGAAACAGTTGTTCAGAATCCGAATGGTATTCTCTTCGATGATGAAGAACCAAACAGAACAAATTGGGTTGGTACTGCATACGATGTGAACAATATAATAGAGGTTCTTAAGGGTGTCGCATAGACACTCTTTTACTTTGGTCTGTTATAAACCAAGTGGTAAATGAACGTATGTTCGTCTTTGGCGGCCGGTCCACGGTCAGCCGCCTTGTACGTAGATAAGTACAAGATTAGGTATTGACTTCTCTCTGCATTATGTGTATAATAAACATATCAAAGATAAGAGAGGAGATAATAAAATGAAAAATAAGAATAAGTTTATTGACTTTTACAAAAGAAAACATAAATATCATCAGTTCTTCCTCTTGGAAGAAATACCACAGGAATGTTGGGAAGACTTCCAAAAACTTTGTGAAAAAGATGACCCAAGACTTGGGTATTATGTCTATCACTCCCACGTAATGAAAAATGGAAAACTTCAGTTTGACGGAATGAAAGTTGCTTATTACATTAGAACCCCATTCCACAGATGGAGATATAAAAAAGTAAATATTTAACTCATTCTGCGCGCGGTCGCTATTTTGTGAAAAGGTTGAACTTCTCCGAAAATTAGTTGACCGCGCGCAGTGTACGTTTCAACTTGTTAATTTTTTCACAAAATTGCGACCGGTCGAGTTTGTTAATAAATTATTAACAATCTTTTTTCCGAAAAAGGTCTTGACAAATCCCTCTTCATCGTTTATAATAATTATAGAAAATAAAAGGAGGACAGAAAAATGACAGTAAAGGAACTTATGGAAATTCTGAAAAATGTAGACGAAGATACAAAGGTTTATGTAATAAATGCCGATAATGGAGTTACTTATACTACAGATTTTGAAGTAATTCAAGGTATGAATACAAAGAATATTTATTTCGAATAAACTTTCCCAAAACAAACGTTCGCGTTTGTTTTGACCGGGCGCCTTGTTAATTTTTTCACAATAAAATTAAATCTTGACTTTTTCCTAAAATTCGTGTATAATTTAATTGTAAGGTTGAGATAGGAAATAAAAAAGTTGAAAACTTTCCTAAAAAAGTTAAAAAAGTTTTAAAAAAGACTTGACATTTTCCTAAAACTTTGCTAAAATATAATTGTCAAGAGGAAAGAGGTTGAAAAAAAGAAATTAAAAAATTCCTAAAAAGGTCTTGACAAACTCAATAAAATCAGTTATAATATAAGTACAGTAAAGAACTAATAAAGAAAAGGAGAAAAAATTATGACAAGAAGAGAAAGACTTGAAATGGTAATCGCTAACACTATCACTGACGAACTCATCGAAGAGTGTAAGGCAGAACTCGTCAAGATGGATGAAGCAAACGCAAAGCGTAAGGAAAAGGTTGACCCAAGAAAGGCGGAGAACGCCGAAATTATGGAAAAGATTATCGGTGTTGTTGGTGGGTCTGATGAACCAATGCAGATTGACCCAATTGTAGAGGGTCTCGGAATTGAGGGTCTGACAAGACAGAGAGTTTCCTCACTCTGCACTCTGCTCGTAAAGGATGGCAGACTCGTTTCAGAGGATGTAAAGGTAAAGGGTAAGGGTAAGAGAAAGGCATACTCGATTGCCTAAACCATACGAAAGAGAACAGACGAAAGTCTGTTCTTTTTTTACGCAAAAAACGAACATATGTTCGCGCGGGCCGGTCATTTCGACCGGCCAAACATCCGAAAAATTTTTTAAAAAGGGGTTGACAAGTTCCTCTTCATAGTGTATAATATAGACATAGAAAAGAGAAAGAGAGGTAAACAAAATGAAGATTTACAAGATAAATGAAAGTGTTAATGAGTGTGGTCGTCACGTTTGCGGTGGTAGTGGTTGCAGAACGATTAAATACACTATGAATGAAGTTAAAGCAAATGAATTTGTAAATAAAGAATTATGTCCAATAGTTTGCAGATGTAAAGAAGTTATTGAAGTAGAAGAGGACTAATGTCCTTTTCTATTTCGACCGGTCACCAACTGTTAAAAAAATAACTTTTAAAAAAGGTATTGACAAAGTTGACTTTATAGTTTATAATGTAGACAGAAAGAAAGGAAAGAGATAAAACAGAAAGAGAGGATAGAACAATGAAGATTAATGAACTGAGAGAAAGACTTGAAAGACTTGAAAACAATCTGTTCATGATTTACATGGTAGATAGATGGACTTCAGAAGATGAAAGAAAAGCAAATCTGATTGAAAGAGAAATCGAAGAAATTAAAAATATACTCGGTGAATAACCGAGTTTTTTTCGACCGGGCGCCGATTGTTAAAAAAATAACTTTCGATTTAGGGGTTGACTTCCTTCTTCATTAGTAGTATACTCTATATAGAAAGAGAGGTAAAGAAAATGATTTGGATTATATTTGCAATTTGGATGTCTTTTATCACTGTATGTACAATTATGGAAAGAATTACAGGTAGTCAGTTCTATATGTTTTTATTCTTGGTTTCACTTCCGATAATTTTCTATATTCCGTTGGTGTTCGGTTTGTATTAAAAATAAAACTTGACTTTTGTAACAAAATATGATATAATAATTATAGAAAATAAGAAAGGGGATTAAAAATATGGCAGTTAGCAGAAAAGTAGAAAGAGAACTTATTAGAAACAAATATCTTGAGGTTATTACTGATGCACTTCTCGCACTCGATGAAGATGTGTTGAGAGTAAAGTCAAACGAGATTGCAATTCCCGTTGTAGGTTGTGAGGGAAATGAAGATTTCCTTGTTGTAACAGTAAAAGTACCAACGGGTGCAAACAAAGGTACAGAACCATATGATGGTTACGAAATGGCAAAGGACTATGAAAGAGGACTTGAAGCCAAAGAAGAAAAAAGAAAGGCAAAGGAAGCCGAAAAGGCAAGGAAGATTGCCAAGGATAAAGAAATTAGAGAGAAGAAAGGAGAGTAATATAGAGAGGACACCGCAAGGTGTCCTTTTTAATTGTTTCACGTGGAACATACGAAAACGTTTTCGGCGCGGGCCGGTCCAAACGAGCGAAAACGTTTTCGGCGCCGAGTTGAAAAAAGTTTGAAAAAGGGGTTGACATGGCGCCGAATACATATTATAATTACATTGTAAGTTAAAAGTCCACAGAAATGAAAGGATAAATGAAATGAGAAAAAATATGTATGCAATCGTACTTGATACCGAAACCGCAAATTCAGTTAATTATCCACTTCCTTATGACTTGGGATTCAAAGTCATAAGAATGAAAGACGGAGAAGAAATGGAAAGACATTCCCTCTGCATCGCAGAAATCTATATAGAACAGAGAGAAATGATGAAGTCAGCATATTATGCAGAAAAATTACCACAGTATGAAGAGGAATTGAAGAAGGGCGAACGTAGAATAGTTAGACTTTATACGGCAAAGAAACTTATTGCAGATATAATGGAAAAATACAACACAAATATTGTTTATGCTTACAATATGAATTTTGATAAAAGGGCATTAAACAATGACCAAAAATTTGTAACAGAAAACAGATATAAATATTTCTTCCCTTATGGAACAGAATTCCGTTGTATATGGCATATGGCTTGTCAAGTATTGCTTGCTCGCCCATCATATATAAAGTTTGCTCTTAAAAACGGTTTTGTATCTGAAAAGGGAAATATACTTACTAACGCAGAATGTTGTTATAGATACATTACAAATAATCCATTCTTTAAAGAAGAACACAAAGGAATTGATGATGTAGAAATCGAAACTCAAATACTTATGGCTTGCAAGCGTCAGCATAAACGAGTAAACACAGAACCATATCAGGCGTGTTGGCGAATGGTTCAGAATAAGAGAAAGGAAATGGGTGTTTAATCACCCATTTTGTTTTGGCCGGCCGCCTTGTTAATTTTTTAACTTTTAAAAAAGGTATTGACTTCTTTCAGAAAATGAGTATAATTATAATTGTCAAGGGGAGAGATAGAGGAACAGAAACAACGGTATGGAAAGCAGAAACTCTATGCTTTTGACTAATGGACAGTGGATACACAACGCATTAGAAATCCCCTTGACAGAAAAACATTAAAAATATAAAAAAGGTATTGACAGATTAAAAAAAATCTGATACAATATACATACAGTAAAGAGTCACTAAAGTTAATCAAAGAAAGGAAAAAAAAGATTATGACAAACAGAGAATTCTACACAGCAATCGTTAACGGAACAATCAATGAAGAGGTTATCTCCCACGCATCAGACGCAATTGCAAAACTCGATGAGAGGAACGCAAAGAGAGCGTCCAAGCCTTCCAAGAAGTCCCTTGAGAATGAACCAATCAAGGCTTCTATCAGAGAATTCCTTGCAGATGGTTCACATCTTGCAAGCGAAATCGCAAAAGGTCTTGACCTTTCGGTTTCAAAGGTTAGCGCACTTTGCAGACAGATGGTAGGTGATGGTCTGCTTACTGTCGAAGATGTAAAGGTTAAGGGAAAGGGTACGCAGAAGTCGTACTCACTTGCCTAATCGAAAGGGGTTGACATTAGTCAACCCTTTTTTATTACGAACAAAACGAACATATGTTCGCGCCCGCCCGGTCCACTTTCGGATCAGTTGAACATATGTTCTGCAGAGGTTGGACCGGGCGCCCACTACGTTAAAAAAATAACTTTCAAAAAAGTCTTGACAAGTCCCTCTTCATAGTATATACTATAGATAGAAAGAGAGGACAGAACAATGACAAGCAAACATTACACAGACGATCGAAAAGTAAGAGAAGAACTTATCAAAAAGATAGGACTTGGAAATGAAATTGGCACTTTCAGAGTAGACAAGGGACATCCAAAGGGTGCAGAACTTCACACAGTAACAGATACGGGTATCATTATCATAAGAAATGAACGTACTCACAAAATGGTTACAAAGTTAATCGCAAGACCAAATCAGATTAAAAGATACGGAATTGAAAGAAAAGACGTTATTGAAATCGCAAGAGAACATCAGATACTTGGATATAATATGATATAGAGGTAAAAGAAATGGCAAAGAAAAAGAAAGTTGAAAAAGTCGGAACGATCAAAGCAATTGATACACTCCGTCAGACTCGCCCAATGTAAGACATTCTATTTAGAATGGGCGCACGAAAATAAAAAGTATAAAAGAGAAAAAATAAATAAAAATAGACTTGACAAATGGTTGTAATCTTGCTATAATATTATTGTAAGATAGAGGTGAACGAAAGGAGAAAACAATGCTTAATTGTGAACTCGATGTAATGGAATACGCCGTCACTATGGAAGAGGTCGAAGTCGACGAAGAGTTCTTCGACTACGAAGTCGAAGACGACTTCGACGAGTGCAGATTCAATCCATATATGGGTTGTTACGACTTCGACTGTTAGTCGAGGTCGCGCCGGTCCGGTCGATCCGAACATATGTTCAACCGGATCCGCCCGGGCCGACGATTGTTAAAAAATTAACACAATTGTTTTTCACCAAGTACAAAGAAAACTATTGACATCCCTATATAAAAAGAGTATTATTATATTGTAAGGTAACGGAGATCGAAAGGGGGTCTGATATGACACTTACCACAACCGAACTCAAGGACATCGTGTCCACAACTCTCATTCGCTACCTCGTGAATGAGGAACACGTCGACTTCGACGTGGACAAGGCTTGCCACCTTGTCAAGTGGGTTGACGCCCACGACTTCGAGGGTATCCTCGAAGAGATGAGGGAAGATTGGTAATCTTCTTTCATCAAGAAGAACAAAGAAAAACAAAAAAAGGTATTGACACCAAGCCAAATCGGTGCTATAATATAGACATACTAAAGGAGAACCGAAAGGAGAAAAACAATGCTTAGAACAGTAGAATTTGGGACAATCCGTATCGTTGAGAGTGTAGACCCAAGGTTTGATACCTTTTGCGGTTGGGACTTGCTCGGTGAGTGGTCTTTCTGGGTGTTGCCCGATGGCGAAGTGGTCGCCTTGGAAGAAGTCGAGTAGACTTCTTCCTCAGTGGCCGGTGGCCCGGGCGCCAAGTTCGTTAGTTAATTAACAAACGAAATTAGATGTTGACAAAGTTTTAAATTCTTGTTATAATTAGGTATCAAATGAAAGGAGAATTGAAAATGAATAAAAGAGGTCTCAAAATATGGAAACCAAAAACATATATTGTAATGAATGAAAGGTATCATATGGAATTTGAAACCCATTATAAACATATTGCCATTGAATATATAAAAGAAGTTTCACAATTCTCAGATACACATTATTATCTGTTCGAAAAAGTAAAGGAGAAAGAAATAAAATGAAGAATTATCTATTCCATGACTACGAAACAGGTGAGGACTTCATCGTTGAAACAGATATGAAAGAAAAGGCATATCTGTGTGCTTATAAATATTTTAAAGACCCTAAATTCATCGGTGAGATTTCATATTTCGAAGCCGAAATGAGTGGACTTGACACATACTAATTATGTGTCAAGTCGACCGGGCGCGATTGTGAATTTTTTCACAACGAAAATACATAAGAAAACATAAAAAGATATTGACTTCCTTTAATTTATCGTTTATAATATAGATACAAAAAAGGAGAATAAAACAATGATAATTATTATTGCATTAGTAGATATATGGGGTATCGCATCTATTATAGATTTTCTTATATATACAATAGATTGCCACAAATGGAATATGATAAATGTATTTTGGAAACTTATAGGTAAACATCTATAAAAACATAAAAATACAAAATAACCACTTGACAAACTCTCATAAATAGTCTATAATATAGATACAAAGAAAGAAAGAGAGGACAAAAAAATGAAAAGAAAAAATGACTATATAACCATACAGAATTTAATTGATGTACTAAACTCTATTGAAAATAAGAACAAAGTAATTGCTAAAATTAATTATAATGGTTATAATGAACCATATTATGCCCCTTGTAAAAATATAACTCTTACAGATTCATCTTATATAATTGATGTAAATAATCTTTTGCCAATAATTAGAATCGAATTTAATTAAAAATAGACCGCAAAGGTCTATTTTTTTATTTGTTAATCGAACATATATTCTTTTAGGCCGGCGCCGTATAAAAAACAAAGAAAAACATAAAAAGGTATTGACTTCCTTAAATCCATTTGCTATAATTACATTGTAATCAAGAGAAAGGAAAAACAAAATGGAAAAGATACTTATTATAGATACTGAAACAACTAACTCACTCGATGATGCACTTGTATACGATTGCGGATTTATAGTCGCAGACTACAACGGAACAATCTATTCTAAACACTCGTTCGTAAATGCAGACATCTTTTGTGACAAGGAACTTATGTCCTCTGCATACTTCGCAGAAAAAATTCCGCAGTATTGGACAGAGATTAAGAATGGTTCGAGAACTCTAACTTCTTTCAGAAATATTATGTGGACTCTTCGCCACATTATGAAAGAAAACAACATCACAAAAGTCTATGCGTATAATTGTAGATTTGACTATCTTGCACTCGCAACTACACAGAGATATATAACAAGTTCAAAGTATAGATATTTCTTCCCATATGGTACAGAGTTTCACGACATTCTCGCACTTTCTCGCAACGTACTCAAGACAGACAAAAATTATCGTCAATTCTGCAAGGATAACGATTATCTCACTGCAAGAAATGCAAACAGATACACTGCGGAAATCGTAGCACAGTATTTTTTCGACAGAGATTTTATCGAAGAGCATACGGCACTTGCAGACAGTGAAATCGAATATAAAATTTTGCTTGAGTGCGAAAAGTTAGATGGATTTAACTTCGAAACAAAGATGTGGTAGAAAGGAGTTTATAATGAAAATAGATATCAGATGTCCTAAATGTAATGGTAAACTAATACTTGATGATGAATATAATGATAGTTATGTTTTTGGCGATACTTATACAGACATAGGTACTTGCTACTGTGAACAATGTAATTCAGAATATTTTATAAATACGCATTATAAATTTTCACACTTTGAACTTGGGGAAGAAATTCCCAAGGACTGAAAACGAACAGGCGTTCGTTTTCGGCACCCGGTCCAAAGTTTGTGAAAAAATTAACTTTTAAATAGGGGTTGACTTTAGATTGAAAATATGTTATCCTTATATTGTCAGAGAGGAGGAAATAGAAATGAGAATATACGCAATACAGAGAAAGGCAGATAAGAAAATTGTTTTCTCCTCTGCATCAAGAAGAGTTATCTTCGACAGATTTAACAAGTATCACGACAGAGAAAATTATAGAATAGTAATTTTAGAAAGGGGTTAATAATGGAATACTACGGAATCTATACCAATAAGAAAAAGAAGTCACTTCTTGATGTAGCAAGTACATATGATGAGGGTATGAGTTTACTTGTAGATTGGTGGTTTGATGGTTATGACAATTGTATATTAACCAAAATTACAAAAGAAGAATATGAAAAGTATTTCGAAGAATGTTAATTTTAGAAAGGAGTTAATATGGATTTAGAAGATATTCTCGCAGTACTATTAGAAGATTGCGACATTGATGATATACTCATCGAAGAATACGAAGACTTCTTTATAATCGAAGCGTAACGAACGAGAAAACGAACACTCGTTCGTTTTCAGCGCCCGGGCGATCACCAAGCGAAAACGTTTTCGAAAATATACATCCCAACTATTCCGAAAATTAGTTTTTAAGGAATAGTTGCCCTATTCCTTTTCTAATCTGTTGAAAAATCAACACTTCAACTATTCCGAAAA